ATCTAATATTCAAGAAACGTTGATTAAGGCAGCCGCTGATTTAATTAGCGAGGAGACTCCTAACTATCAGTACGTAGCAGGCCGTTTAATTAACTACCACTTACGTAAGCAGGTATACAATCAGTATCAACCTGAGCATTTGTACAACCATGTAAAGCGTATTGTTGATCTAGGGTTCTATACTAATGAACTGCTTGAATGGTATACCCATGAAGAATTTGATCAGATGCAGTCGTTTATCGATCATAGTCGTGACGAGTATCTCACGTATGCAGCAATGGAGCAATTCCGCGGCAAGTATCTTGTACAGAACCGAGCAACTAAACAAATCTACGAAACACCACAAACAGCCTACATGCTTATTGCTGCTACGTTATTTCACAGCTACGGTGAGGACCGAATGCAGTGGGTTAAAGACGCGTATAACGCCTTTTCGAATTTTGACGTTTCTCTCCCAACCCCAGTAATGTCTGGTGTGAGAACGCCTGTTAAACAGTTCTCAAGCTGTGTTTTAATCGAGACCGACGATAGCCTGGAGTCCATCAATGCAACTTCATCTTCAATTGTTAAGTACGTTTCAAAGAAAGCTGGTATCGGCATTGGCGCTGGTTCTATCCGTGCCCTTGGTCAGCCTATACGTGGCGGCGATGCTACTCATACTGGTGTTATTCCTTTCTTTAAGTTGTTTCAAGCAAGTGTTAAAAGTTGCAGCCAAGGTGGTGTCCGTGGTGGGGCAGCAACCTTATACTATCCGATCTGGCATCTCGAAGTAGAGGATCTTCTTGTATTAAAGAACAACAAAGGCACGGAAGATAACCGAGTACGTCATCTCGATTACGGTGTACAGTTTAACAAGCTGATGTATGAGCGTTTGATGCAGGGCGGTGATATTACTTTATTCTCTCCAAACGAAGTACCAGAGATGTACGATGCGTTCTTTACAGACAACGATAAGTTCAAAGAGTTGTATGAGAAGGCAGAGCGATCAACAAAGCTAACAAAGAAGACAATGCCAGCTATTGATTTGTTCTCTGCGTTCCTACAAGAAAGAAAGGACACTGGTCGCATCTACCTGATGAATGTCGATCATGCAAACTCGCACGGTGCCTTTGATCCCGAGGTCGCTCCAATTAGACAGTCTAACCTTTGCTGTGAGATTAACCTGCCAACCAAACCACTTCGTAGTGACGATGATACAGACGGCGAGATTAGTCTTTGTACATTGGCCGCTATCAACTGGGGCAATATTAAGAATCCGGCCGACTTCGAAAAGCCAGCTACTATTGCAGTTCGTGCGTTGGATGCGCTGCTTGATTATCAGGACTATCCAGTTAAGGCTGCAGAGCGTTCTACCATGGAACGTAGACCACTTGGTGTTGGTATCATCAACTTTGCGTATTGGTTAGCAAAGCATGACACTAACTACTCAGATCCGAACTTAGAGCTTATTGATGAGTGGGCAGAAGCGTGGTCGTACTATTTAATTAAAGCATCGTCCGATCTTGCAATAGAAAAAGGTGGTTGTAAGAAAGGATGGCAGACAAAGTATTGCAAAGGAATACTACCAATCAACACCTATAAAAAGGAAGTGGATGAGCTAGTAAAAAGAAAACACAGTATGAACTGGCAAGTTTTAAAATTAAAGCTGTATGAATTTGGTATACGCAACAGCACGCTCATGGCTCTGATGCCTTCCGAAACTTCAAGCCAGATAAGTAACGCTACCAACGGAATTGAGCCACCTCGAAGCTTCGTATCAATCAAGCAATCGAAGGATGGTATTCTCAAGCAGGTGGTTCCTGAGTATCGACGACTGAAGAATAAGTATGAGCTTCTGTGGGATCAAAAGAGTCCAGAAGGATACTTGAAGATCATGGCTGTACTACAAAAGTACATTGACCAAGGCATATCTGTTAACACATCGTATAACCCTCAGCACTATGAAGAGGAAAAGATTCCGTTGAGTGAAATGCTGCAGCACCTTGTAATGTTTTACAAGTATGGTGGTAAACAACTTTACTACTTTAACACTTACGATGGTGCAACCGATGAAATGGAACCACCAGCACACTCATACGAAGGGCAGCCAGTAATAGAAGATGATGACGACTGCGAGAGCTGCAAGATTTAGGAGCAACAATGCGATCTGTATTCGATACGAAAAAGGTTGACAACGTCACCCAACCAATGTTCTTTGGTGCACCTGTTAACATTGCTCGATATGAAAATCTTAGATACAAAACATTTGATACGCTTACTGAAAAACAACTCGGCTTCTTTTGGAGACCAGAAGAAGTGGACATTGGTAGAGACAGTAAAGACTTCCGTAGCTTGTCTGATCATGAGCAACATATCTTTACGTCTAACCTAAAGAGACAGATCCTCCTTGATAGTGTACAGGGCAGAGCACCTTCCGAAGCGTTCATGCCCATTTGCTCGCTACCTGAGTTAGAGAATTGGTTGGTCACTTGGACTTTTAGTGAGACTATTCATTCTCGCTCCTATACTCACATCATCCGAAACATTTACAGTAACCCAAGTGAAGTGTTTGACAATCTTCTTGACATACAAGAGATTGTAGACTGTGCAAAAGACATTAGCAAGTACTACGACCAGGTTATCAAACAACCAAACAAACAAAACCTTTGGATGGCACTCAATGCAGTCAATGCATTAGAAGGTATTAGGTTCTATGTTTCGTTTGCTTGCAGCTGGGCATTTGCTGAGCTAAAGAAAATGGAAGGCAATGCAAAGATCATTAAGTTTATCGCTAGAGATGAGAATGTACACCTAGCATCAACACAACAGATGCTGAAGCTCCTTGCGAGAGATGACAAAGAGTTTGCAGCGATAAGAGAACAAAGCGAACAACAAGTAATTGATCTATTTGATAGTGTTGTACAACAAGAAAAGAAATGGGCAGAGTATTTGTTTAAAGACGGATCAATGATTGGACTGAATGCACAACTACTTGGGGATTACGTAGAGTGGATAGCTAGCAAAAGAATGCATGCTATTGGCTACAAGTCACCATACAGAGTGGAACAAGCAAATCCATTACCTTGGACGCAGAAGTGGATTAGTGGTGGAGAAGTACAGGTAGCACCACAAGAGACAGAGATCACGTCGTATGTTGTTGGCGGAGTTAAGAAAGATGTCAACGAAAATACATTTGCGGGAATGTCTCTATGAGTACAACAACTACTAGCTCTGAATGTGGTAACTGTGGAGCAGAGTATGTTGTGAGTTTTGATGATGATCAGTTTGGTATAGGTACAGAGGACCCAACGTTTTGTCCTTTTTGTGGCACTGAGCTTGATCAGTTTTATGTTGAAGATGATATAGAAGAATTAGACTTCGAGGAAGATTAAATGTCAAGCTGGACCTTTGAGGGCCAGCCATTTACATCTGATATGATAGGTGACAATGTCGGGTTTGTATACCAGATAACTAATTTACAGAATGGAAAAAAATATATTGGAAAAAAGTGGTTCTGGTCTACTAGAAAGTTACCACCGCTTAAAGGTAAGACTCGTAAGCGAACGGTAAAGAAAGAATCCGATTGGATGAAATACTTTGGCTCTAGTGAAGAGGTAAAGTTGTTAGTTGAACAGCACGGTGAAGATAACTTTCAAAGAGACATTCTTCGCTTGTGTAAAACAAAAGGTGAATGTACGTATTATGAAGCCAAATTACAGTTTGACTTTGACGTACTTTTGAGGGATGATTACTACAACGAGTTCATCGGTTGTAAAATCCACAGTAAACATTTATGAATAAGATTGTGTTCTTTAGTGACTGGAAGAAGATGTACAAACATCCGACTCCACAATGTGAACCTTTTGTAGAAGTTCCTTTTAATGATCTACGGTCACATCAAGATGCTAACGCTTATGTTCAGATTAACATTCAGCACCCATATCATGTAAAAGAACCTTTCCGTGAACCTTTCTATAACTTTATTAAAGGCAGTGGCAAACCATCTATAGTGTTTGAGTCTGCTGTATTCAGACAGAACGTCGACGATGACTTTTTCAAGAAGTACTTTAGGTTCTCTTGGAATAGCTTTCTATGGAACGAAGGCAACTTTGGACCAATGGGTAACGGACCAGACAGATGGGAACGTATCCAGAAACAGCATGACATTGAAATAAAGCCTTGGCGTGACAAGAAAGGTGAGTACGTTCTAATTGTACTACAGCACGTCATTGACACTAGCCTTATTAGAATGATCCAGCAGTACGGATCGTATTACAAATGGTTACACAATTGTATCAGTCGTATCAGAGAAGCTACTGATCTTCCAATTGTAATTCGTCCTCATCCAAAGCATGGAATGTACTCTAACTTTTTTGAAGCTACTTTGATTCCAGAGGTTATAGAGTTGTTTCCCGATGTATATTGGTCTAGTAACCAAGGATCGCAAGGTCTCAATGGTGGCAAGTATCTTCAAAAAGATTTGGATGACGCTCATGCCGTTGTTGGCTGGACGTCCAATGCATTGACAGAAGCTGCGTGCTACGGCGTACCCGTGTATCCAATGTCACCTGGCTCTATGGCTACTCCGATAGCAGCATATCATCTCTCTGAAATAGACAAAGTACATAAGATGCCTGATAGGCAACAGTGGTTGAATGACCTTGCATATTGTCAGTGGACGTATGACGAGATAAAGAATGGTACAGCATGGGATCACATCAAGAATGCTAGTCTCACATAGTAATGAGTTTATCTTTGTAAAGACCAAGAAGACAGCTGGCTCTACAGTTGAGAGTATCATAGTTGACAACTTCTTCGACGCTAACCAAGACTGGTGCACTGGCTCCAAGATTGATGGCACCCCTCGTATTGGCATTGGTCCTAAACTTCCTAACCAACCAGATGGTCACAAGCCGTGGCACATGATAAGAGATATTGTTGGACACGATACGTGGAGTAGTTATTACACCTTCACTGTTGAACGTAATCCATGGGAGAAGGCAGTCAGCGAGTACTTTTGGAAGACGGAAAGAGAACCAGATTTTAAAGGTGTTCCCTTTGATTATTTTGTGGACAATATGCTCGGTTCGTGGTATGCTGCCCCTATGGATTGGGCACTGTATGCTGACGATAGTGGTCTGCAGGTAGACCAAGTAATTCAGTACAGTGAGCTCGCTGACTCATTAGTATCGTTGTTCAATGATAAGTTCAACCTACCACTGACCAAAGAGATGGTTACTGGTACCAGAAAGAAGTCTGGCTTTCGTAAAAAACACTATACGGAAATGTACACTGACCAACGCCTTATAGATAAAGTATCGGTAATGTATAAGAAAGAAATTGAATTCTTTAACTACAAATTCGGAGAGTAGAATGTCAGAATATTCTAACGAAGAGCTCGAAGAACAGACCATGCAACTGTATCAAGAAATGTTCAGTATGGTCATGGAGAAGTGTACAACACATAGTAGTATTGCAGTAGCTGGGACAATGATTGGTTTAGCGATGAGACTCTATCGCACAGCTTTGGATGATAAAGATTACATGCAGATGATGGAATACATTACAACCAATCATGATTTAATTGAACCTTTTTCCCTTATGGAGTTTGAATCGCCAACGGTACATTGAGGTGAGTTATGAATGATGATGTAAGAATCTTTATTGGGTCTTCTTCCAATGGAGAGGACGCTGAAATAGAATGCGCATATGAATACAGCTTGAGGCAGAACTGTAGCCGCGAGCTTGATATTGTTTGGATGCGACAAACAAACGATACGGACAGCTGGTGGGGTGGCTGGAATACTCCAGCGTGGTCAACGCCCTTCTCTGGCTTTAGATGGGCTATCCCAGAGTACTGTGAGTTCAAAGGTAGAGCAATCTACACTGACTGTGACATGATTAACTATCGCGACATGACTGATCTTATTGACATTGACATGGAAGGTAAGCCAGTAGCAGCTAGACGGGGCAATCGTTTTGGTGGCCATGAGTTTTGTGTAATGGTATTTGACTGTGCTGCCTTTGAGCAATATGCACTACCACTAAACCGAATGAAGAACATTGCTGAAACCCATCACAGATTCATTCGTAAGTTTTCTGGTAACTCAGATCTGGTACACGACCTTGATCCAAAGTGGAACGTGTTAGATGGAGAGAATTATCGGTTAACTGATATCTATCAACTTCACTTTACTAATATGGCTACACAACCATGGCGTCCTGGTTGGTTCACCGGTGAGCCCAAAGAACATCCAAGAGAAGATGTAGTAAAGGAGTTTCAGACATACGCATCGTATGCTTCTAACTTTGGTTTTGATTACAAAGCACTAAAACAGGAACTTCAAGAAAACAACGTACAATATAATATTATCGGCCGATGAAAGTAACAATATATGGTAAGTCTGCAAACCATCCAAGGTTTGAACAGACATTGATGAAGTTTGCTACTGGTGTTATTGATAGTGGTGACGATGCATTCCTGTCGTATGATGAAGAATACTACGATTGTGATGTAGCCGTGATCTTTGGTTCGTGGAAAGATCGCGACATGACTCACCACAACGTCAAACGTAACATAGTTAGCAAAGCTAAGAAGTTTATCGTACTTGAGACACCTCTTATTGGTCGTGGCCCTGTAAAGGATGTCATGGATGATGACTGGTACCGAATTGGTATAGGTGGCTTCTTAGCGGATGATGGTATCTTTCACAATGGCCACAAACACGGTTCTACTAGATGGGATCTTATCCGTAATCACTTTGGCATCAAACTACCTACCTATCACGTGAATGGTAATCAGAATATTGTCGTTGCATTGCAGCTTCCTCAAGATGCTAGTCTAAGAGGAGCTAGTATTGAAAAGTGGTGTCGCAACACATGCATGGCCATTCGTACTCAGACGGACAAACCTATCATTGTAAGGTTACCTCAGCTTCAACGTAACTGGGACGTAGAGCCTTTGGAAGTAGTAAAGAATCTTCCTAATGTATCCTTTCAGATGGGTACTGCTGACAACCTTATTCCAACGTTGAGAGAAGCAAGGTGCACAGTAACATACTCGAGTGGGTTTGCGATTGATAGCTTGCTTAACGGATGTCCAACTATTGCAATGAACCCAGCTAGCTTTGCGTACGACATCGCACCTCATATCGTAGATAATATTGACAACCCAAAGTGCCCTTCGAGAGATCAGTGGTTATATGACTTATCGTATTGCCAGTGGCATGTAAGTGAAATAGAAAACGGACTGCCTTGGAGGCAGCTGAGAGAATTGTTATGACAGATCATTTAGGTGGGCACCTCAATCGAACCAATATTGATGAGGGTGCGTTACAGTGGCTAATCGATACCTTTAACCCAATTTCGTTTCTGGATATTGGATGTGGTCCTGGTGGTATGATTGAACTGGCTACCAGCAAGAACCTATTTGCTAGAGGTATTGATGGAGACCCTACAGTTGCATCGCCCGACATTGTTACACATGATTTTGAACTAGGCCCAATTGATATGCTACAAGATACATTGGGTGGCGTGCACGATGTTGGGTGGTCTGTAGAATTTGTAGAGCATGTTTACGAAAAGTACATGGACAATTACATGCCTGCCTTTCAGAAATGTAAGGTTGTAGTGATCACGTATGCACCACCAGGCACGCCTGGCCACCATCACGTCAATCTCCAAGAAGAAGATTATTGGATAGATAAGTTCAAAGAATATGGTTTTACACACAACGCAGAGATGTCTTTGAAGCTTCGCGAATCGTCAACCATGAACCTTAAAAAGAAGAGCCACGAAAAAAGGTTTGTACAAAAAAGAGGCATGGTTTTCCTCAATGATTCTTTCTGATCTAAACAGAGACCATGGATTGGTGTTACCACAATTAAGCGACTTGGGTTTAACTGAGTCACTATTCCCTGACGACATTAATTTGATGCCACTTGAGAACGCATTCTATTCTTATCGGTCTAATGAATTTAATGCAGCTTACGATAAATTTGTAAAACAAATTCTAATGCAAGTGTCTCTTACACCTAATCAACTAGAAATTGTTAAAGCTCAAGGCAACCGAATTAAGAAGACAGCAGCCATTTACTTTGACTCATGTAATAAGCAGGTAGAACGCAACGACCTGCCAGATAGCGAACTGTATCAAAAGTTTGATCAAGACGGTTGTGTGGGTTTTAAGATTAACGAAGATGAGATGTACAAGTTGAGGACTGCTTGCTCAACTGACGTACACAAACTTCAAGCTCAACCTGATCGCAAAGCCGTTCCTACTAAACACGATTCGTATGATCGAATAAAGGTGTTAGATGAGAACCACTTGGCGTTCAGTTTGGTAGACAAGTTGTTCAAGATGCACGGTGTGTTTGACACGGTGACCAAATATAATAGAAGCAAAACTAACTTGAAGTTAGATACAGTTGCTCTTCATGTTGCAAGACCCGATGACACACATCACTATCAAACACTAAGCGATGTACCTGGTAGTCCCAAGACAATATCCTTCCACATGGATCCAAAGTTTAATGTAATGAAAGCTATATTGTATTTGTGTGATGTTACTTACTACAACGGTCCTTTCACTACAATACCTAAATCTAACAGATGGTACCATCCTGAATTTGAAAGGATCATTGCTTGTGGTAACAGTGTAGGTAACTACCTCAGCAGTCCTGATCACCGAAAGGCCATGTCTATTTTCCCTGACGTTATGACAAAGAATGTAATCATGGGCAAGTACTTCGAAGACGGAAGTACTTGTTCAGATATACTGATGAAACAACAACATAAGTATTTAAGTAAAGAAGCAGATTGTATTCTGTTTGATCCAGCACAGACAATTCACAGAGGTGGGTTGTGTGATGAAGGTGAAAGAGTCAACTTACAAATTATTATGAGGTAATGATGTTATCACAGCAGGTGCTTGAAAGACGGAGATGGAAAGTTGAACTTATAGATAAACTACTCACTAGCTCTATCCTCAGACTACTTCCGGAATTCATTAAGCCAGACACGTTGACAATCGATGTTGGAGGCAACAGTGGTTATCAAACATATTTTCATGCCAAATACAACAACGTAGTTACATACGAGCCTGTACCTGAGTTGTTTGAAGTACTTCAAAGTAACCTACAAAAACTTGACAATGTTACCTTAATCAATAAAGCAGTCACCGACGAAAATAAAGACGTCGAGTTGTTTGTCGATATTAATCGATTGTCGATGACTAGTCAAATGCCTTTGGTTGAAAGCAAAGCTATCACGGTACCCGGAGTAGCGCTGGATAACGAGAACCACAGTAACGTTGGATTCATCAAAGTTGATGTGGAAGGGTACGAGTTGGATGTACTCAAAGGAGCTACTAAGCTAATAGAACGGTGTCGACCTACAATGATGGTTGAAGTTTACCAGCCATGGTGTGACAAGGTAGGATTTGACTGCAGTGAGATATTTGATTTCTTTGTTGACAGGGACTACCGTATACTGTATTATGACTGTGAGCAAGTTAAAATGGTTGAATGTGGTGAGGCTGGTTTCACGGACGTAGCT